CCAATAATGGCTTAGAAGGTATCCTTTTTACCAAGAATCTTTCTTTACAACAAGTACATCTTTCAAGTGGATCATCTGTCATTTTCTGTTCTACTTCAAAAATATTACCTGTTTCCAAGCATTGATAATCATATTTTGGCATAGAATCAATTTAGGGGTAAAAAACAATAAAAAACCACCAAAATTTAGGATTTGTAATCTAATATTTTTTACCTTAAAGCATTACTTTAACTGTTATATCTATCTTTATTATAATTAGTCGTTTACGAGAATAAACTAAATTATTGATTATTAAATATACTGTATTAAATTATTACTATTTATAGTTAGTCGTTAACTATGGTTTTGCAAGGAATACCAATGGACACCCTTGCTCTAGCAAAATCCCCCTTGCCCACCTAAAACAACTTAGCAACATAAAAAGAAAAAAAACCTTGATCTAAACAAGCAAACAAACAAGATCTAAAAAGGTTTTTAAAATGATCTTAGGCGTTTAAAAAAGTTGGGCGTAAGGTTGGCTAGGTAATTGATCAACATCAACATAAATAAAAAGTTTAGAAAACATAAAGAAAATGCTTGACATTGATTCAGAAATTCACGAAGTTTAAAAAGTTGTGAGAGTTAAACAAATAATGAAGGGGTTTTAAAATGAACAAATTACAAGACATAATGAACAACATATTTGAATTAGGTACAATAGAGCAAACGCTTTTAATGGTTGCTTTACTAGGCGTAGCTTATGCAATAGGCTCTTACTTAGGTAAAAGAGCGTCAAGAAACATAAAAGAATGTTCACCATACTATACAGAGAAATAACAACCAAGAAAGGGCTTTAAAATGAAAATAGACATAAGAGATTTAAAGAAAATTAATCAGATTTTATCAGAGAATAAAGAGATTAAAAAAAGAGAATATAACAAAACTGATAATCTAAGTAATAGAAAATGGTTCATAATAGAATACACTCAACCATTAACACCAAACTTAAAAGAGTTTATAGAACAAGCTCAAACGCTTGATATTGACTTAACAAGCTCACTTACTAAAATATCAATAGTAAATAAATTTTATGATGAGTTAACAAGCGTAATTAATGACTATGGGAAAATTGATTTAATACATACTTATAATACTGATTTAAATCATAAAAATGATAGTATAGATTTTGAAAATAAAAGAATAGTTAAAAGATACTTTTACCCAAATGATAAAACAAACTAAGAAAGGGCTAACAATGAACGAACTAATAAAAGAACTAAAACAAGAAAAAATGTTTTTAGAAAATAAAATAAAAGATGATCAACATCAAATTAAATTACTTGATTATCGAATTGATTCTTTAAAAAAGGCTAAAAGTAGAAAGATTTACGAAAAAGCAATTAAGGAATTGAAAGAAAGAAAAAGGTTTAACAATGAACAAATATAGAATTGAGCAATTAGATCATAAAGCTAATTACAAAATGAAGGCTTTATATGAATACTTTCTTTGCGAACAAGAAAGAGCAAATAAGAAAAAGCAAAAAAGAAAACAATTTATTACAGATCTATTTGACCTTATCGGCTTAATTTTTGTGATCTTCATTACTTACTTGATCATATTTTAAAAGAATTTTTAACAAACAAACAAAGGGAAAACAATGAGCAAAGACAAACTAATTCAATTAATTAAAGATAATACAAATAAATTAATTGATGATAACAACGAACAAAAAAAGCAAATAGAAGGCGTATATAATCATATATACGATAAAATAAACGATCTTACAAATGACGAATTAAAAGAATATTTAGATAGCGAAGAATTATCTTTTTATTGCGTCAATGAAGATTATTTTATGATTTATTATGCTAAATGTAATAAGTTTATAGATAATCAGTTTTTCAATATGTTTAATTTATTAAATGAATTAGACGACTTTGGTATAGAATATATGTTTAAAAAAGATAAAAACAATTATTCTAATTTTAATAGTGAAAAATTCGTTAATATGTACGCTTATGTAATAGGTTCACATATTTTAGAATATAGATAAACAAAATAAAAAACTACGCTTGTAAGTTTTTATTAATAGTTTTAGATCAAGCAAACAAACAAAGGAAAAAATAAAATGATATATAAACCAAATTACAACGCTGAAAAACACGCTGAAAAGTTTATAATACTTGATTGGGCTGGTAATATTAAAACATTTAATAAAAAAAATATTATTGCTTTTGATACTATTCAAGACGCTGATAATTTTTTAGATGATCAAGTATATAAAATGAGTAAATCAAAAGACGAAAAAGAAATTATAAAAAATGATTATAATAATAATTTTGATGATTGGTTTTATGATACTAAAAATGAATATCAAATTAAACAATGTAAAGAGATCTTTACTAATTATATTTGTGATCCGTTTGGCTTTTCACAAGCAATTAATATATAATAATAAAAGCCGTTTATATAATTATAGACGGCTTTTTTATATAAGATTTAAAAAGATTTTTAATAATTATTTTAATAACAAACAAAGGAAAAAATAAAATGAAACTAAAACAACCTAAGACAAAAGAACAAGCAAGAGATCAAGCAATAGATTTCTCTTTAAAGTATAATAATAAACAATTTAGCTATTGTGAGCTAATGGTTATTTCTGATCACTTTAAAAAAACAGGTAAAAAATTCAATTTACTTGATGAATTTAAAGAAAATGGTATTTGCTAAATAATAATAAAAAGCCGTTTATATAATTATAGACGGCTTTTTTAACATATAAGATTTAAAAAGATTTTTAATAATTATTATAATAACAACATAAGGAAACTATAAAATGAAAAAAGAAAAAAAAGTAAAAATAGGTATAGTGCCAAAAGAGAGAAAATTTTTATGGAGTGCATACTGCGACTATAAATGGGAAAATAATTTAAATAATTGGGAAGTAGCCGATAAAGATTATTTTCATCATACTTTAATATGTTTTTATGATAAGTGCATTATATTAGTTGCCTGTCATACAACAGAACATTATAAAGTAATATCTTATAAAGAGTGGAATGATATTATTAATAATAATAAAAGTGGTTTAGAGGGTTCAATAGATTTATATGATATTATAGATAGCGATAGTGAATATAATGTAGATCCACTTTGTTTATAAAAAAATACAATTATAATAACAAAATAAGGAAACTATAAAATGAAAGAAAAATATTGTCAACAATGTGGTAAAGATAATCTTAAAACATATATTAAAGTAAAACTTAATGAAAAAGTAAGTTGTGATGTATGTTCTTTTGATTGTTTTGATGAATTAGAAGAAGAAATAAAAAATAATGATTGGAATTTAGAAGATGATTCAGATATAAATATAAGTTATAAAAATTGGTGCAAAAACTATAATAATGAAACTTGTACAATTTATATATGGAATAAAAATACATATAAAACTATAAATAACAACATAAGGAAACTATAAAATGAAACCTAAAAAAGATGAAATTTCATCTATATCAAAAGCAATATATAAACATTATAATCTTAATAAAGATGATATATATATTGAGCCAGATCGTATAGCAATAATAAGAAATTATATTTCTGATTGTCCAAGTTGGGTTGGTGATGTTGCTTTTGTTATATTTGGTGATGTAGAGTTTAATTTAATACTAAGGAAAACCAATAATATTTGGAAACCTTTTAAAGACATTAATGAAAATACATTAATAAGATTAGATGATTAACAACATAAGGAAACTATAAAATGAAAAAAGATAAACAAGATACTAATAAACTTGATGATCACAAGCGTTATATTATTATATCTAATTTAGCTACTATAAAAGATGAAATAAGAAATAATAATTTAATGAACGCTAGTATATCTCAAAGTTTTGAAAATATTGAAAATACTATATTACAATAAACAAAAAAGGGAACTCAAAAAGTTCCCTTTTTCATAACAAACAAGGTTTCTATAATGAACATAGAAAGGAATTAAAATTACTTATATTTATATTATTATACAAAGGG